TGTTGAGATGAAAGTCAAGATGATCGGCAAGAAGAATGGTGCATTCCAAGTCAAGTATATGCCTAGTGGCAAGACAGCAAACGATGTACGTTCATACATTAAAGAATATGAAATTAAAACAGGCAAGAAGGTAGACGTACTACTGATTGACTACTTAGACTTGTTGATGCCAGCAAGCACAAAGGTTAGTGCAGAGAACTTGTTTATCAAAGACAAGTACGTATCAGAAGAGCTACGTAACCTAGCAATGGAATTGAACACAGTATTTGTTACAGCGGCACAGTTGAACAGGGGTGCTGTGGAAGAGATCGAATTTGATCACTCGCACATATCAGGTGGACTTAGTAAGATCCAAACTGCGGATAACGTGTTTGGTATCTTTACAAGCAGAGCTATGCGTGAACGTGGACGCTATCAACTACAGTTGATGAAAACACGTAACTCAAGTGGAGTAGGACAAAAGATTGATCTAGGCTTTAACTTAGACACACTGCGCATTGAAGACTTGGGCGATGATGATGACGATGGTGCAACTAGTACAACTACAGGCAGCAACATCTTAGACAATATTAAACGTAGCAATGCACCAGTACAAGATCCAGTTAGTGGATCAAGTGCGCCAAAGCTCAAAGCAGATGCTGATAGTACGCAACTACGTAACTTTATTAATAACTTGGGTACTGAATGAAGGTATGTATTGCTAGTTCAAACACGCCAGACTTTCTTGAGCTTAGTCCGTGGGATCCGTTTGCACATCAAGTTGGTGAAACGGTTGCAGATGAAATTAAAAAATACAGCAGTCGTATGTGGGTCGAGTATACACCTGACAAGATGTATTATTATGCTGAACTATCACAAAAGCATTTTACGTTTTTAAAACTTAAACATTCAGAGCTAGATTTTGTTGGAGAGAAATAAATGGAGATGGATAATTCAGCATATCCTGAATTAATAAATCAAGAAATCAATTGGTTGCCTGGGGATACCAAGCAACTGTACAAATACAATCTCAAACAAAATGCACAAGAACTTTCTCCATGGATCAACAATTCTTTTACATACAAGTTCAACAGCAAAGGGTTTAGATGCAAAGAGTTTGATGTAGAAGATAATGCGGTATTCTTAGGTTGCAGTTACACCATAGGCATAGGGTTGCCTATACAAAACACCTGGGCAACATTGGTAGCACAAGAGCTAGATTTAGCCTGTTATAACTTAGGACTAGGTGGCGGTTCGTGGGATAGCATATACAGGATTAGTTCGTATTGGATTGAAAAATTAAATCCTAAATTTGTTTTTATACTGGAGCCGCCTAGTATTCGATATGAAGTTATTCCTTATGGCAACGTGAGCATACATGAACATCATGTATTTGAAAACACACCTTGGGGAAATCTTTTTCAGCATAAACAAAACTACAAATTAAACAAACAAAAAAATGTTACTGCATTGAAAACATTTCACAACAACATGTTTATTATTGACAATGACAGAGATTGGTTTATGGACAATCATGTGGATACTGCTAGAGACTTAGCACATCCTGGTATACAAACAAATCAAAGACTAAAAGAGAAAGTACTAGCTGTACTTGATAATAAGTAGTTATAATGAAAACTTCTTGTTCAGCAGTATGGAGTAACGTACACATTACCCCACAGGGAAATCAAACACCCTGTTGCTTCTGGCCATCTAGTCTAGAGTTTGATCGAGAAGATACAAAAAAACAAATGATGCAAGGAAAATCTATTGAAGGCTGTAGTGGCTGTGATAATTTTTCTAAACACAAACAGCCTAATCTACGTGATCGCTTCAATCAATATTTACCCTACAGCGACAATATAACCAGTGTTGATCTCAGTGTAGATAATATATGCAACTTTGAATGTGTGATGTGCAGCAGTGAATACTCTCATCTAGCAGCAAAACGTGAAAGCAAGTTCCTAGGCAATACTGTTGCTGAAGCCAAATACCTACACAATACAAAATACAAACAGTTGCCATGGGAAACTATTACTAGAGTAAAGATGTTTGGAGGTGAGCCTTTGGTCAGCAGCGGCTTCAAACAGTTTGTAGAGTGGAGCAAGGAACGTATCAACTGGAGTACAATTGACTTAGAAATTATAACCAACAACAGCGTAAGCATACCTGAGTTGTATCACGAGATGTTGAGTACAGCAAAAAGTCTAAGAGTTATAATCAGCAGGGACGGACTAGACGGTGTTAATCAAATGGTGAGACAAGGCGCAGAGCCGTTGGCAAAAGAAATAGCCAGATTTGATGCATGGAAAAAATACACCACTGACGTTACTATACACAGTGCTGTTGGCATATACAATGCAATGGATCAAACCAGTATGCGTAATTGGTTTGCCAAACACTACCCACAGTGGAACTGTACTATGGAAATGATACAGTCTCCAGCGTACTTGGACTTGCGCAATATGCCCAAAGAGCTTAAAGATATATATGCACAGGCTATCACAGAACCGCAAATACTCACGTGGTTGGAGATACCAGGAACAGACCATTTTGATGCATTTGTTGCAGTACATCGTGCTTGTGAACAACTGTATAGTATGGACACTCGGCACAACAATCCAATACTACACGACCATATAGAACAATACACAGGCAGTGTAGCAGACTTCGAAAACATTGGAGCTAGATATGCGTAAGCAACTGCATCTAAACACTGCTTATGCAAATCCAAAGCTATGGCTGTATAGACTAAAGTGGCATCATTATCTACCAAGACATCACAGTCGACCTTATGCCAGCGGCAGTTTGTTTGTGTATGATGCCAATGAAATAAGCACTGGAATACCCACTGCACACTACATATGGGACAAGCACATGAGCATCGTTAGACAATGGAGTACTGCACTGGTGTTACTAGAATTGCCCAGCTGGAGTAACAGACAAACACTGGAACTATACACCAATCTGCAGGACAATATTCCTATGACACAAGTAATAGTTTGGGGTAAGAGTAGCAGTGTTCTAGAGGAATGGTGCAGTCATGAATAAACAGTATGCATTTACTCCTCACTACGAAGAACTTGCAAGAGAACTAATGTGTGTAAACCTACTGCCTCTAGTGGACAACACTGAAAACCATCTGTGTGTAATTGACTACGAAACACTAGCAGACAATGCACGTCCACTGCCTTCAAGTGTGTACGCTAGTGAAGCTGTAATAGTATACTGTGGCACAGAAGCTATTGGCTGGCCCAGTGTACCCGCAGGTCTACGCAAAATGCTAGTAAAACTTAGCAAAGCCACTCGAGTGTACTATGCACTGATTAGCCCTGCTCAAGTGCGCAGTTGTGATTTACCTGGTGAAGGCGGGTTTGTGTACAACAGCTGGGAACATCAAACTGTAAAATCCTGCAGTACATGGTGGCGCTATCAAGAACTCAAACCCACTAGAGATATACTGTGGATGAGCAGACGAATTGCACCTGAACGAATGGTGATATATCATCACTTGACACACCAAACACAGCACAGTGTGTACGCTAGTATGGGCAACACCAACTACTGGGCCACTGTCGCAAACGAAACCTGGAGAAATCATTTTGTACCTGAGCTGTATGCAGACCCTGATCACGCTCTTAGATTCTACCGTAGAGTGGGCAACCATCGAGAAATACAGCTTCTTCCTAGAGCTTTCACACACCGCCAAGGTCCGTGGAACATGCGAGAACATGATATAATGGGCAAAGGAGGAATTGGAATTGCTATAGCTAATGCACACACTGTTTGGGTTGGTGATAGCCATGCACTAAATCCCACTGAAGGAATTATACACACTGAAAAACTATTCAAAGTGTTTGCAGTTGGTAGAAGTGTGCATCCATTTGGAGCTCAACACTATATCAGAGATCTAGTAGAGCTTGGCTATGACTTTGAAATACCTGAATACGACACTATAGCAGACGGTGCCGCTAGACTCGCACAGTATCTACACAGTGACCCACCACGCCAAGATAGTATACACAATAGAAGTGTACTGCACACTAGAACACAGCACAACCCACTGCCACCAGAGTTTGAATGTACTAGAACCGACCCTAGTGTAGAAAGACCAGAAACAAGCAATTGGTTGTGGCACATGGCTAAAAAAACTGCACTTCGCCAACAAGCCACGTAGTGGTTTAGCGCCGCAAATAGCTGCGAAGCAGCTTGCAGCAAAAAATTCTAGTACCATACTAGTGGACCATATACACTATAAAAAACATACACACCATACTCATACGGCCCCGTACGACATGCCGTTAGCTACCGTACGACAAGGTTATACAAAAGAAGTCATTTTATCATAAGAGAACGGTATGCAATCGTGATATTTCATAGCTACATATGTTATGCGACTATCACATTCATGTAGTGCAATAAACCTAGCACGATGACTACCGGGATAGTCAGGATGCTCTAGTATACTAAAACGATGATGCATTAGCTCTACCTTGAAGTATTGTACTTTACCCAAATAAGGATAATTGAACGGATCTTCACTTGACCTATGTACAGTAACAAACCATTGAGCCATACAGTATTTATAGTGAATATCTCGTATACTCGATAACTTCGCTGCACTACGTGTCGTCTATTGACTCACTTCGTGTTGCTCGATATAGTCGAGAACGTTATAGTCCTAAAAGATACATCCATACGGGTATTAGTATAAAGTGTAGAAACACACATAGACCAATCATTAGTACAACTATCTTAGGATTTCCTCTATCACCGTGCATACAGTTATATATCCGAAATGGGTCCTGCAGGGTAAAAATTTTGCTGCGCAGTTTTTTATAGAGAAGTACTTATGCTTTCACGGTGGTGATTTTGCAACCCCACTACTAGCTAAGTGCTTGTATTAATTGTATAATATACTAAGCGACCGACCTCTCAAAATTTTTTTTTTTTCGTTAGTGACCGACCAAAGAAAAAGAGACAACCATTTCTGATTGCCTCTCCGTCTAGTGTAGTCTAGGATAGTCTAACTCCCTACGAGTCTCAACAGGCTCCTAGCTGCCTATTCTCCTACGTGCAATGGTGTTAGAAGCGTAGCTGTAACCTTCCATGTAGTAGCACTAGCCCTGTCCTTTACTAGCACAGTCTTAGGATTGATCTTGCGCACACTACCAGTAACAGTCGCACCACCTCTGCCTTCAAAGGTGACTACATCACCTACCCTCAGCTTGCGTGTCATGTTGCGAGCAATGTATGTTCGCTGACTCTTGACTGCTGCAATAACTCTATTGAGTTCGTCGTTGTCCATGCGTTGGATTTGATCTAGTACTGTATTAATCATAGTCATTGTGATACCCTCATATCTTGTTTGTTAATATACATACAGTATACGACACATGCCGTATACTGTCAACCTCTTATACTATGTAGGCTGCCTTAGTTGCATCCACCTTTAGTTCGTTTGGAATGCTGTTGGGCATGTAGGTGTAAGGCTTGTTCCACGCTGTACCAATAGTGATATCAGTGTAGTGGCTGCGGTGGAAGTAGTCTGTCATCGCATCATCATTGTTGAAGTAGTTAGGACCTTTCATTGCGTCCAATAGTTCGTTTAGGAAGTTGCGAGCAATGCCTGAATAGTGTTGATCGATCCAATACTCGTTGACATCAATGTAGGCTTCTCCACGCATGTAGTCTGAGAAGTCAATGCCACCACTCTTAACTGTTACACACAGTGTTGAATGATTGCGCACACGGATTGAACCTTTCATACCATACTTGTTGAGCACTGCCTTGATAGCTGGTGCTAATGATTTTTTGTCTGCTTGTGATACATATGCCATTGTGTTTTGCCCTCTTACAATGTTTAACTTATAGTAACAGTATACGACATCTACCGTATACTGTCAACCATTTAATTAATAATATTCTTCTACCACAGGAGAGTTCAACCAGTTGTTGAGACAATAGTTCTCAAGCTCGCGGATCACCCGACCATAGAACTGATACTTGCGCTCTGCTTCAGCGTGGCTTATCTCTCCATCACAGTGTAGGTTCTCAGGTGACAAATCTCTGTCCAGTCTACGTGCAATAGTGTCCACACTCTTCTGGCTAAGTGGAAAGGTGATGTTGGTGCCATAAAAGCCACCGAACATCAAGTTTTCGTTTATATAGTTGTTGAGGTTTTTCATATTAGGCCTCACACACTGCTAGGACACCTGGATTGATCCATTCGGCATACAAGCCCAGTGGATCCAGTATATCATTGATACGGTTGCTTACGCCCATGATGTAGCCAGTGCAATCACCGTCTGTCATCATATAGTAGTCAGCCCATGTGTGGTGCTCATCACCACTCTCTGCACTGATGCGAAAGCTGTCTTCGCCGTAGTATCCACCTTCAATAGTTGGACAACCAATCTTGTTCAATTGATTGTATGCTGTTCTTAAATTGCGTTTCATGTAAATGCCCTCTACATTGTTTTGTTTATACTAATATTATACGACAGGATTGGTATGCTGTCAACCAAAAAATTGAATTAAATTCCACCAAGTAAGACTAGGTCCTTGTCCAAAGTCAATCCATCCAAATGCGAATATTGCGATAACAGCGTAACCAAACAGTTCGCCTACCCATTCCTTGCGAGTCATTACAATTCCTCCGATTGATCTTCTGCGAAGCGGAACAAGTCTAGTGCTAATGACCTAGCTTCGTCTTTGCTGAGCTGTATGCTTTGGAAGAACTTGTCTGCTGTAGTCAGCGGACCTAAGTTGGCAGCACGAGGTGTAGTGACTTGAACTTTAAGTTCTCCTCCCCAGAAGCGTGTAAGGCTTACATCTTTGGTGTTGCTTTTTAATTCTGTTGACATGGAGCCCTCCTAATGTCTGTTTATATTAATAGTATACGACAGGTTGTACTAGTTGTCAACCATAAATATTATGTTTCTTGGTATACCATTTCTCTACTACAGGAAGACCAAACTCGTCTTCGTCTACACACACTACCACACGAGTCTTCATCACGTGAGCATAACGATATCCTTGATCGCCACACACGCCTGCACCACCAGTCCAAACCTTGTGTGGAAAGTCTTCGTTGATGTTATTGAGCACATCGTTGTTGATGCTCCATTCAAACCAGTTGCCAGTGTCCTTCTCTTGGAATGCACCAACTGGATCCTTTGTGTGAGTGTAGTATGCCATTGGAGCCCTCCGTTGTGTCTAACTATACATATAATATAGCATGAGAATACTCAGTTGTCAACCACTATTTTAAAAGAATTGTAGCAGCAGGATGAGGGCGGTCCTGCTGCTACATGGTTGGAAGCGCAGCGTGAGGGCATTGCATTGCTTCCTATGTGCTGCTAAGGGAGGGCACCTTTAGCAGCGTTTGTACGATGTGCGGAGCTCTATGCTCGACGCATCACCGTATTCTCTGCAAAGGCTTCCCAATCGTCTGGGAATGCCACTGCTAGATCCGCTACCTTGAGCACTGTACGCAATGACAGCTCACGTAGTCGGTTCTTATTAATATCAACGAAGTCTACGATCTCGTCCTTGATCTCTTGATCTAGCTTGTATGCATTGAGCATACCGTCCATCACAACCTGCTTGATACGCAGCATCTTGTCACGGTCTGTGTCAATTGTAAGGTCCATATAGTGGCAACGTGACTCTAGTGCTTCTAGGTGCTCCTTTAGCTTGCCTTTGACTTTGTCAAACTTCATGTTGGTAATAAAGATAGCAGATGCTTTAAACTCAAACGAGTCTGGCACACCTTCGTTGCGCAGCTTGAATGAATCAGTGTTCCAATGGATCATTCTACGACCCTTGCTGTCTAGTGCAGCTTTTAGAATGTTAAGGCTTAGATCGTCTTGGAAGATGCTGTCACAGTCATCAAATACCACAACGTTACCTTTGTCTGCCATGCCATAGAGCTTGCAGTACAATCCAATAGGTGACATAGCACCTTTGATCACTTCATACTTGCGTGTACCTCCTAAGGCTTCTAGAGTCTTGTAGCGGTCTAGTACTTCTTCAACACCATGCGACTTGCCTACACCTGGAGGGCCACTTACGATCATTGCACGTACATCACCCTTCTTGACTGCCTTAGTCATGTCGCCTAGCATGTTAAAACGTTTGCGCAAGCGTTCTACAATTGCAGCATCACTCTCGTCTTCAGGAGCAGCGACGGCTACGGAGTCATCAACTTCAACGAAGTCTTGCTCACTGTCTACATAGACTTTGATATTGCGATCTGGATAACCAGACACTGCACTACCGTCTACTGTTACGTAGCCGCCGCGAACACCTATCTTGAATCCTTGTGATAATGGAAGTACTTTATCTGCCACTTCGATGTTTCTACCCTTAAAGCTAAAATAGCCACTGTTGAATCTAACGTTCATCTTACCCTCATAAGTTGTTTTGTTACGTATACTATACGACATAGTCATTCGCTTGTCAACCCCTTATTGTGATAATTGATAAAAGAAAAGCATCCAACCTAGAACGCCAATGGTTGCTGCTGCTACTACAGGAACGTTCATAGCACGGATAATCATAGTGACTACACCTACCGCAGCAAGTACAGCGACGAACGCAATTAGGATTTCAACTGAACCTTCAAACATTATATCGCCTCCTCTAGTGGTGACACATCTTTGGCTGTTGACCTAATGAAGTCAGCATATTCAACGCTCTCCTTGTCCAACTCTGTCTCCCACTCATCATAGCTGCGGAACGCTACTGGATACTCCTTCTGGGAGATATCATTAGTGCCGAACTTGGCCATTACGAATGCAATCGCATCCTGAACACGCTCTAAGTCGGACACGATGTAATCAGTGCCGCCCTTCATCTTCCAGTATGCATTACCGCTGGAGAACTTACCGTCCTCACAGTGTGCGCCATAGTTTTCTAAATACTGTGTTGAGATAACAAATTTCATAATCTTTAGCCCTTGTCTGTTTGCCCTATACATATAATATAGCATGAGAGCAGCACATTGTCAACCTCTTATTTCAAATACTTTTGGCGATCTCTGCAGGATTCGAACCTGCGACCTAGTGCTTAGAAGGCACTTGCTCTATCCAGCTGAGCTAAGAGACCAGCAGAAGTATTTGGTACTCGCACCCGGATTCGAACCGGGACGCCTTGCGGCAACAGATTTTAAGTCTGTAGTGTCTACCATTCCACCATGCGAGCAGTTCTATCTATGCTCCGTCATCCATTTCAAATGTTTCATAACGTTTGTCAAGTATCTTAGCGACTCCTGCAAACATTTCATATTGACGATCCGCTTCATGTTCAGCTTCTACCAAACGAGCTTGCCACTTCACAAGGATGTCTTCGAACGCTGTGGTATCGCTACCAAAGGTGTCAATGTCCTTAAGGTCTTCTACGATTTCAATTAAGTCGTTCATCCTACCATCCAATATGTTAAGCCTACAACGAGTGTCAAGTTCATTGCGAAGCTGGTTGCATTGATAAGCATTGCAGCGATCCAGCTGCGCTCTTCTACATCGTCTTCAAAATAATCGATTTCCATATTACCCTCTTTGCCCTTATTACTCTACTACTATAGCATGACGAGCGCCGGGTGTCAACCGATATTTGTTTCTTTTTCCGATAGCATAACGAACAAGCTCTTGGCGCTTCTCGTTCATTGTGTTGGTGTCGAATGGCACCTTAACAGTTTCAAGTTCATACGCCAGCTGCGATGCACAGTTGGAGATCACATCTTCTGGATCAACTTCTGCTACATTGCGTAGAAGACCCATTAGCTTCTGAAGTTCTCTTGCATTAAGTTTCATATTCTATCTCCTATTAATCTAAATCACAGTACCAGTTGCCGTCTTTGAAGTCTGCACGTAATCCGCCTAGTGGAAAGTCTGTGTGCTCAAACAGCATGTAAGGACGGTTGTCGTAGTCCATTTTCATTGTTACTACACGCACATCGTCTACTGAGATCCAACGCTTTTCGCTGTCACGGTATGCTGAGTTAAAAATGCAAATGTCTGCCATTTTGTAAGTTCCCTCTTACTGTGTTGCCCTATACATATAATATAGCATAGGGCACACTAGTTGTCAACCTACTTTTTCAATAAATCTACGAATTTGTTTTCCAACAGTTTGGCACATAGCTTCTGCATCTTCTAGTCGACTACAGATAGCAACTATTTCGCCTGAGGCATCCTTTACCTTATACATCCTCTTCCTCCTTAAGGCCTGCACTCACTGTGAACACTGCTCCGCCATCGCTGAAGTCAACATCCATAATCTCCCAATCGCTTCCGCTATACTTCTTGAGCACAGCTTCGATATCGTCTAGTAGAGCATCAAGCATCCTGCAACTCCTCTTCTTCATACTCAGCTAACCGTTCGTCTAGTGCGAACTCCTCTACTAGGTACTTGGGAACGATGTCGGTGATGGTCTTGCTGTCAGCTTCTGAATAGTCGTAGTAGTCATCGCCACCTTCACTATCCCAACAGCCTACGAAGCACATACCGCCTTCTTCATAGAAGAGTTCAATGTAGCACGAGTCCCAGTCTTGTGACAAGGTGTGCATTGCCGCAATAGGTGGAGCCCATGCAGTTTCAAAGAATCCTGTGATAGTAGCAGTGCCATCACCATTGTCGATGAACTCTAGGTTCAGCTCTGGATCCCACTTGGTGCCCCAGTTCTCGTGACACCAGTCATACCAGTTGGGTTCATCACTAGGAGCCACAGTGCCTTCTAGTTCCTTAGGCATAGGTGCGATTGCTTGAAGCAAGCCTTCGCCTGCTTCTACTACAGGTTTCAGTTGGACGAGTGTATCGTAATCGCCAGTGATTGTGATTGTGTTGTTGCACCAGTTAGGCATTACACTACCTCCTGATCAATCATGCGTTGCATACGAGCCTTGGCAGTGCGGATTGAATCCTCCGCATCATGCAAGACTTCTTTGGTATACACTGCAATCTGTGTCCATGTACCGTCTAAGCGCAAGACATAAGCATACTCTTCACCACAGGGTGTGTTGCGCTGGAAGCACTTTTCAAACACTTCATAGGAAGCATAAGCCTTAGGACCTACATCTGTTTCGCCACGGTCACGTCCGTAGTAGACATTCTGTGCGTAATAGTTATCGTCACGGCAGTCAAAGTCTGTCTTGCTACCAATAGTGTCTGCCCAATGCGATGCGTCACCTAACTGAATAGCGGCACCAAGCAAATCTTCGTCTGCCCAGTTGTTGACTAGGTTGAAACCCAAGCCTGCTGGGTAACCGTCCCAGTGATGATATGAAGTTAAGATTGAACCGTCTGCGTTTTCGATTCCGATACGAGCTCTAGTTGCCATTGTGGATGCCCTCCGTTTAGCGTTTCTATACAATTAATATAACACAGCCTTGCGGCTGTGTCAACCTCTTTTTTACATGCTCCAATAAGATTCTCTGCTGGGCGACATGTAACCTGGAGTGTTCACAGTCTCAGTGATTGGGTTTTCCTTAGCCTCATCAAAGATGCTGTACACTGTACGCTTCTTCTCAATAGTGTCGTGGAAGTAGTTGGCCCTTGCGATGCCATAACGGAAGTGAGGATTGTTGTTTGCACTGTCGCCGTTGATACCTTCTTCACGCCACCACTGATGGCTCCACTTGGTTAATGCTGCTCTAGCACTAGCCATAGTCTTATAGCTCTTGCGGTGATCCGGACGAACTTTGCCGTTTTTGTATCCCATAATATAAGTACTTGATTTTTCGTAAATGTAAAACATTGATTGCCCTCTATGTTTGTTTATACTAACACTATAGCACAAGTGCGCTATAGTGTCAAGTCTTTTTTTTGCTATACTAGCAAGTCGTCTGCTTGTGCAGTCAAGCCACTTGTTTCAAGTGCAGCTTCTAGCAGCTCATGTGCAGCGGAATCTGTAGCAAAGCCTTCTTCACTAGCAAAGTCCATGTCGCTGCTAAACATAATTCTGTCTGTTGCACGAACGTCTGCACGTAGCAGCAGCTCAACAAGTGCGTCTACACTGTCAGCAGCGCCAACAACAGCGTCTTCTACTGTTAGCTGCACTTGTGCGTCAACAGCGTTAAAAAATACAAATTTGTCATTTTGTGTATAGTGTAGCATAATATTTCCCTCTATGCTTGTTAACTTATACATATAATATAGCACATGTATACAACGTTGTCAACCAAAAAAATAAAATAAATTTATTTTATAACCTATTGATTTTATTAGATTCTTTCTGGTTGCAAACCTCTAGGAGTCATGTTATATTATATGTGAGGCCGGGAAAGAATGTACCGTACGGGAGGGCACGGAGCTCTGAACCTATGGTTTAACGTTAAACTATCTCCTGGTCTCAAAATGGTTTAATACTAAACCTTCTCGCCAAAATGGTTTAATGTTAAACTACCTGCCTCGAGATAGTTTAATACTAAACTAGTTAGAAAATATAGTTTAATATTAAACCATTCTCTCGCGGGGTCTCTAAGCTGCACACACTCCTAGCGGCGCCCCTCACATTATCCAATGATCTCAATGACTTACAGTGTAGTATTTCTCTAATGGCCTCAAACACTTACACACAGCACATGGCCCCTCGGAACAACACTAGCTAACCTATTGATTTAAAAGAGGATTTGATTTTGTCAACAAAAACAAAGACTTAGCAGACGAAGTTGCTATAGTATATAGTATAGTATACTAAGAGGTTGAAGTATATACTATAAGTGTGTATAGTATAGTAGTAGACTATAGTGGAGGAAAAAGGATAATAAAATCAACTGCTTATACTATACACTTAGTGCTGAGCCTTTGTCAAGCAAGTCAAGTTCTCAAAAGTGAATATTCGCTTAAAGATCAATAGCTTACATCGTCAAGTTAACCTTCATACGGTGCTTATCGACACGTCATACGGTGGCTATCGACGTGTCATACGGTGGTTAACGACAAGTCATACGGGGTCGTATGACACGGTCACAGTGATATTCTCTAAGTTTTTCAACGATTTACTAGAGTATTTTAAACCATTGACCAAGGTAGAAGGAGGCATAGTTCAAATACTTTTGCCAATAAATCCACGAGTGTACACTGTGACTCTAACCTACTACTATAGTCTCTCTCAACTATACTATATGCGTATACACTACAGTTCAAACTCTATACTATACTATACACACAGTGTGAGAACTCTACTCGACTATCTTCTTGACTATTGTTCTCGACTATACTATAGTCTATACTAGGATAAATATGTTTGTCGTTGGCTGTTGGAGAGTAGAGAATTGGTGAAATAAAATTGTCCAAGTCCATCACAATAGTCAACGGCACTCTTCACAAATATCTTAGATGCTAACAGCGGGGCCTTTTATACTAATATGTGCTTCACTAACAGCGGGGCCTATACGTATAGTATATTAAATAGTATATGCAGTTTGAAACACCAGAACCTCGTGGACACATCATACACCACAAAGATAGAAGTTTACGACTAGGTGTACCTGTGACTATAGTAGTGGATAAGCCTAAGTTTAGCACCAACCACAATATACTATCTCCTAGACTATTGTGTAGGGCAATGTTGGACTTGGAACCTAGTACGGATACTATCAGTGTGTGGATAAACTCAGACTTTAGTGAAGCTGTATACGAACTCTATACTAAAACCTGTACCACTATGGGCGCAGACTATATAGGTTATACAGGAGATACTCCAAAATTTTTGCGCGAAACCACTTGGTGGCCTGTTGCTAGATCGGACACTTCACGTACTGTGATTGGATCGAGTAGTTGGGTATGGCCTTCACGTAGTGTAGAAACTTGTGTAGCTTGGTTGATTGATCCTAGTGTAGATCCTATAAGTGGATTGACTATAGCTCCTCAGTGGCGGAGAAGGGATAGTGCGAGCATACTAGAAAGACTTAGGGCTTGGGCGGAGTTGGATTCGACTCGTGTGCTAGGAGAGAACCGTCGCGAAGTTTTTGAAGTCGTGCGTCTTTGCCAGAGGGTACTTGGTTTGCCCACTCACGAATTTGAGTATCGTCTGGAGCGGCTCTCAAGAGAAGATCAACTATAGCACCGTTGGTGTTTACTCCAGTGTTGTGCAGTAAGAATGTGGCTTCTTTGAGTGCAGCCAGTAGTTCAGGAGCGGCTGCTATACAGTGTGCATTGGCCAGTCTTTGTTCTACAGGAATTGCTCTATTGTCTTTGACCACAGCAATAGTTCTGTCCAGTGGATCTACTATGGTTAGTCTGTGTTGATTTTGTATACGCCAAGGACCTTCTGAGAGTTCTAGCTGTTTGGTGTAGATGTTGCTCATAACACTATTTATCGTTAACTACGCATATAAATATGTGTATGCACACCTACTTCATCAAGTACCAAGAACTCTATTCAAACAGTGCCAAACTTTGGTACAGCACCGACTGTGAAGAGCTGCATGTGTTTGGCTGGCAAGAGAACTGCAACAACTGGATGGAGTGGAGCAAGGGATTTTATCCAAGTGTTGCTAGAGATGCTAGACAGCTTTGGCAAGATGGAAGGCTGAAGATACACAGTTGTTATAGTCCAATACCTCAAGTGCAGATTTGGCAGGGATTTGATAAAATGTTGGCCTATACCAGTAAAACTGTACCTGAGGCAACACCTACACATCACTATGTGTGTATGAATCTTACTATGCGTCCACACAGAGCATATCTAATACAAGCATTGGCAAGCAACGGAGCGTTTGAGTGTGGCAGGATCAGTTGGGGAGATAGAGAACCTCCAATGGATCCAGGTATTCTAAATCAACTACAGCGAAAAACACACAAACAGTATCGTACCGAAAAGCCCTGGATAGAACTAGATCAAGTTGAACAGTGGCAGTTGCCTGCAGTATGGGACATGCCTTCACCGCCTGTGAGAGTGTGGGCAGACACTGCTTTTAATCTAGTAACAGAAACACATCACAACAAAGAAGGCAGCATAGTAACAGAAAAGATATGGCAGCCCATGTGGCATGCTAGACCTGTGCTGTGCAACGGACCTGTAGGAGTGCATCAACATCTTATAGACAACGGATATCGTCTTATGGAGGACATAGACTACAGCTTTGACAGTATCCGTGATGAACGAGCCAGAGTAGAAAGACTAGCACAACAGGTAGCCGAACTCTGCAAACGATTTACACCCGAGGAGCTAGTACTACGCAACAGAGAAGTTGCACTACACAATCAACGTAGAATACAAGAACAAGTACTAGAAGAAGGAATGCCTTGGGTTGTGACAGCACCTGGACACTGTTCGCCTGGAGCAGCAGGCATGCGAGAACATCTTATAGGAGTTTGGTATGCAATTCGCAACAGTCGCCGCTAGAGAAGATCTAGCAACCAATCCACATTTGTTGCACTCAAGTCAAGCACTTGTATACTTTGATGTAGGTGAAGAAGCAACTACTCCACAAGACCTTGTGAGATATGAACTGGCAGTGGGTAAAGATCGTCATAGGCCACGATTCTTGCTTGATCAGTTGCGCAACAAAATACGCAGCAGAACATTTGAATACTGGCACAACAGCTCAAATCCTAGTATGTCCTCTGAAGAGTTTTACAGACACAGTTGGAGTGCATACGACTGGTATATAGGATATCAAACTCCTCATCCGTTGAGCGAGCCTAAAATACACTATCACAGTCAGAATAGAATAGCAAAGCCACATAGAACACAGTTGGTAAAAGCATTGTGGAGCATGGACAGGTTTGCTCACGGCACTGTTAGCTACACACAGGATAGAACAGCAGAATGGAAAGACTATGCGGATCCTCAACCACCAGGCGGAGATACTTGGCAAGAGAATGTACTAGGATGGCTACCCAGTGCAGACTTGGACATGGATCTAGTACCAGAGATGTGCAACAACCCGCCGCCGCCACTAGACTATTGGGCAAACGCAGCCTTTAACATAACCACAGAAACTATTATAAAGTATGCTAACCTAACAGAAAAGACCTGGAGTAATACTATTTGGGCTAGGCCGTGGATAGGTGTTGGAGGCGCAGGACTGCATGAATTGTATAGTTCACAGGGCTATGAACTATTGCCGCATATAGACTATGCATTTGATGCACTGCCATTTACAATGGATAGAGTACGTGGTGTTGTAGATAATGTTAAAAACCTGCTTGACAATGACCCTGTAGAAGTGTACAATAGTTTTAAACCCACAGTAGAAAGAAACAGACTAGAATTACTCAAAAAGATAGCACTAACTCCGCTACCTGATCTACTGCACAAAGATGGATATCAATGGATGCCAGCAGCAGAACTTATGAGACAAACAGTTTTTAAAGCACGTGGGCAAGCACAACAGCTTTTGGAAGACTACCCAAATATAGGCTGGTAAATATTATTCAATAAGGAGTTTCCAATGAGTAATCTTACAAAACTTACAGTTGACTTAGAAGTAGGTCAAACCATATTAGTCGGTAAAAACAGAGAACCGGCACAAATTACAAAGATAGAATATTTTGAAAGAACAGGTGAGATTAGTTTAGGAACTACCAAAGGAAAACGAAAAGCCTTGACCTTTAGTATACCTACCAAAGAAATATAAATACAGTATGAAGATTGAACACCTATTAGAAGACGAAGAACTTGCTGAATGGAAAGCCAGCAAAGAACTATGCAAAAGCTCAAAACCTGATAGTGCTATTGGTGCTAGTGCGTTGAGCAGTTGCAAGAGTCAAGGTTTGCGTGGTCGAGATAGTAAAGTAAAAGCACGTTACGGCGGCAGTAAGAAACGCAGGAAAATCAAAGGCAAGGTTAAAGGTGCAGCACACGGCGGTCCATTACCAGACTATTCATAGGAGTCTACATTGAAACGCACAGGAAAGTTCCTAGTATCATCACCTACTCTCAAAGGATTCTTTAACAACACAGTAGTTTTTATATTTGAAGAAACACCTGCAGGTGCAACAGGTCTAGTGATCAATCGAATGAGTGGAAAGTATCTTAGCGATTTACTTCAACAACACGGCATCAACTATCCAAACAACATTGATCCAATACACATAGGTGGACCTGTAAATCCTATGAGTATAATGATGATGCACACAGAAGACTTTGTCAGTTCTAATACACTGTTTCTTGACAAGGGTGTAAATATCTCTAGTGATGATTTGATGTTTGAAAAACTTGTAAGTCAACAACGTCCAGATGCCTTTAAAATTTGTGCAGGATTAACACAATGGTCACCTGGGCAGCTTGAGAAAGAAATTAAAGTAGACAAAGCATGGCTAGTAACTGACCTGCCTCCTAGACTAATATGGGATACAAAAGCAGGTAGTGTATGGCAAGCATCAATGGATCACATTAGCAAGTCAATGTTTGATCAGTATATATGAAATCAGCAACTAATATTGGTGTAATGGACACAGTAGATTGGCAGGAGTTCTGTTCAAGCCTGCTTGAACAAGTGCCTGCTACAATTGCTCCGCACACAGGACTAGGGTATGTAGACGGCGAGCTAGAAACAGTAACCAAGCCCGAAGATCTAGAAGCTACTCTATCAACTTGGGACGCAGCTGGCTATAAAAAAGTAAGCGAAGGTGGTAGTGCAGAATGGTATATGTTCTATCCAGGAATAAACTTTGATCAAAGTGTGCAGGAACGTCTTATGGATTTTATGGGCGTACAAGATGCTAACGCCTGTTGGGTAAGTATGATCAAGCCAGGCTTCTGTTGTCCGTGGCATATAGATCAGCATGAGCTTCGCAGCTTTGGTTTAGGACGCTATCATGTCCACATCAACCCCCCAGAGATGGGTCACGTCTTTATGATAGAAGATGATTACTATATCAATCAACCAGTTGGTACAGTATACAAATGGCGTGACCCATTCATTTGGCATGCAGGCTTCAATGGCGGACGCACACCAAAACTATTACTTAATTTTGTATAAAAAGGTTGACAATACCTAAATAGTATAGTAGTCTTAATAAATACTACATAAAGGATAGAAAGATGCTAAGATTAATCGCCTTGGCATTTATATTGTGCCTAACCGCTCCAATTGTAAGTGCCCAAGACCAACAAGCCAAAACATTTTATACAAAACAACCTTGCGCTCCGTTTGCAGAGATGTTGAAGACACCTGCCAAGTACGGAGAGTCGATGCTGTTCACAGGTACCGGACTACAATTTGGTATGCAAGGCAACCAACCGTTTACAGGAGGTATGTTCTTCTTTACAAATCAAGACACAGGCACTTGGACAATGTTACAAGTATACGGCGATGGCTATGCTTGTATGGTAGCAAACGGTAGAGACTTTGCACCTTATGTAGGCGGGCAACCAGACTTTAAAAATACAGAGAAGGACGGATTGTAATGTGGGCATTGGTTTTTATATACTTTTATGATACAACTCCTTATATTGAAGCAGTGACAGTACATACTAGTATGGTAGAATGTTTCCATGCACGTGAAGCACTTAGTGACGAAGTAGGTAAAGGCGCCGGTTATTTCAAAGCAGGACAGCAAGCACTCTGTATTAACCTCAACGAAGATACCAGTACATAAATATCTTTATGAGCGACACCTTAGTTATTAATGCAGACGGACAGCCTGTAAGTTATCTACCACTTAGTGCAGTACAATGGCGAGAAGCTATTCTTTACATGTATCACGACAAGTGTACAGTATTAGATTGGTACGACGATTGGATCGTACGGAGCCCCCGGTGGGAAACGAGAGTGCCGGCGGTTATAATGCTAAAAGATTTCCTCCGGCGCACCAGGAACCCTAGATTTAGCAAAAACAACCTTTACTTACGTGACCAATACACTTGCCAATATTGTAACAACCCATTTCCCAAAGCTCAACTAACTGTAGACCATGTACTTCCTATCAGTCATGGTGGTAAAACAAGTTGGACTAATTGTGTTTGTGCATGTGGTCCTTGTAATAGTAGAAAGAGCAATAAGCTAAACATTAGTCCTATCAACAAGCCTTACAAGCCAGGATACTACGAACTTGCTAGGAAACGAAAGTTAATGGATATTCAAGTAAAACATCCAAGTTGGGAACAGTGGCTTGTTTAGATACGTCTAACAACTATTACTCCGTAGCGATCCATTGCTACTTCTTCACAGTCTATTCTTTTAATTACAGTTTCAACTAAACTAATCATAGCAGGACTGTTACCGCAAATAATTGTAAGCGGTAACAGCTTTTGATTCATTAGTATAAAGTTTTCTACCTTGTAGTCAACTTCGTAGTGCCTAACTCCGTGTAGGTCTAATTTATTTGAACCAAGCAACCTTTTCGCCTGCTTTGACTCTGCGTTCCTGTTCTGCAACAGTACCTGGGTAGCGCCATGCCCATATAGCAACTAGTGCCATAAAGCCTCCGCTCCACGCAACAGCTTTAATATTCTCTGTTGTAAACCAAAGGAATGCAAGAGAACTTGCCATTACTATTACCATTAGGTATTTGCCTTTGGTCGGAAACACTTTCTTTTGTACCCAATTAGTTAGGAACGGTCCAAAGTATTTGTGATTGTATAACCAGTCATGCATCCGCTGACTACTTTTACTAAAGCAGTATGCAGCCATTACTAGGAAAATACTAAATGGTATTCCAGGTACTACTACACCTACATAAGCCATACCCAAGCAAAAGAAGCCTGCGATTAGCCATAACGTTTTACGTATATTCATCTATAACCTTTCTTACTGCCATTACACAGTCACTTATCATAGCATCAGTGTGCAATGGTGTAGGAGCAAAACGTAACCTTTCCTCGCCTACTGGTACTGTTGGATAGTTAATAGGCTGTACATACAGTCCATAGTCATCCAGCAATACATCACTGATACGTTTACATTTAACAGCATCTCTAATCATCACAGGCACAATGTGGGTAGTGGTTGTCTTTGCTACTTCGATGCCTTTTGCTTCAAAGCCACACTTCAAACGCTGTGCTTGCCGTTGATGCTGTTCTCTTAACTCAGGATGATCCTGTAACCATTTAATACTTGCTAAAGCACCTGCACATAGAACAGGCGATAAAGAAGTAGTGAATATAAAGCCTGATGCGATCAAGCGTATTGCATCAATAACACTTGCTTCACCTGCTATATATCCACCAGTAACACCTATGGCTTTACCTAGTGTGCCATTTACAATGTCAACACGATCTTGAACACCTAGTTTTTCTAACTGCCCTGCTCCACGCTTACCATACAAACCTACTGCATGAACTTCATCGATATATGTGATGGCATTGTATTTTTCTGCTAAGTCACAAATTGCTTCAATTGGAGATACATCGCCGTCCATGCTATACACAGACTCAAACACTATGCAAGGGGTGTGTCCGGAGGCTCGTGCCTGCTCCAATTGTTGCTCTAATTGCTTCATATCGTTGTGCTGCCATATAGATTTGTCAGCACCACTATGTCGGATACCCTGTATGAGGCTTGCGTGATTTTTACTATCACTCAAAAACATAATGTTGGGAACGATCTTGTTTAGCGCAATTAGACTCCATTCATTTGCAACATAAGCACTAGAAAAGAGTAGAGCACTTTTTTTACTATGTAACACTGCAAGCTCTGCTTCTAGAGCAACATGATAATGACTTGTGCCACTTATATTCCGAGTGCCGCCTGAGCCTGCTCCGGTCTGTTCTAATGCAGTATGCATAGCATCAATCACTACCTTATGTTGTCCCATACCGAGGTAATCATTACTACACCAATTGACGATTTCTTTAATTGCGTACTTTCCATACCAAATATTTTTAGGAAATTTTCCACGTTCACGTAGTATATCGTTGAACACACGATAGTTCCCGTCAGCTTTAAATTTTTCTATGATATCCTCGAAAGGTGTTAAATTAATCATTATATACTCACTTTATGGTAAAATTATTTATCAAATCCAAAGTTAAGTGATGTTATAACTGTTTAGTTGGGTTATAATACCGGGTCTCGGTATATTTAAATAACAGACGGACTTTATGTTCGTATAACAAGAAGGAGGTATTTCTTATGGAGATGCTTAATAAAGTAAAAGCGTGGGCAGGCGCACTAGCAGAAGTTGGTGTTAGTCTGGCAGCTTTAGTGATCATAGCTGAAGTTTTAGGGCTAGGCAATATGCCGTTTATGCCACAGGGTCTATCAGTAGTTGATAACGTATCAGGAATGATTGCGAGCTTAGGTTCGCAGGGCGTTATGGGCTTGATCGCAGTATGGGTACTATGGGCCATTTGGAACCGTAAGTAAACTTACTACTTGGCAGGGGGTTGATCATCCTCTGCCATTTTTTTGTTATGTCTTTCAAATGTCTCTCTATCAACATACTGAAACACAAGTCCGTGTGAACTATAACAATAGATTCCCTGATTTTGTAATTCTGTTTGTGTACTATTGTATTCTTTGAAAAACTTTATTATTGATTTTATCATAACAGTACTTAGTTAAAGTCAAGATTAACCCCTAGCTAAATTAATAACTAGGGGCTGCTTGTCTAATGTACTTGTAAGGACTATGTCCATTTAATCTTTATTTTTTAGTTCCACTCACAAACGCATAAAACTTATCAGCTGCTTCTAATACTGCATCTGCGCCAGGTACTTCTGGCATTGTAACTGTTGTTACAACTTCACCAGTATCTGTATCACGTTTTACGGTTTGTTCCCATCCTGCAAACTTTGCATGATAGTCATTCCATACATTACCTTGTGCCATCTCTAGCACCTTTGTACGGATTTCATAGCCATTCTTGTTGGCTTTTACTTGTGGCATTGCTGTCTTCATCATGTCAGCAAATGTTTCAAATTGCTTTGTCAGTTGTTCATTCATTTTGTTACTCCTGTGTGTGTGAATGTGTAGTGTTATTAATATAACGTATTATTTAGTATTTGTCAAGAACAAAGGCAACTATTTGCCGCCCTTTTTCTTTTCGCCCTTGGGCTTTACGTATGTATGATCCGGATCTATCATTAGTAACTCGGATACATTTTACTTTTGAACTCAGAGATCTCATCAGCTTTTTTATACATGCCTCTGTTTCTTAGTTCTCTAATTGCCATGCAGTATGAACGATATTCCATTGCTTTCATAAATCTCTTAAACATATTATTTGTCCTCCAACATCAAACGTTTTGCTTCTTCGTAAAAGCCTTGACGATGTAGTTCAGCGGCTGCTCTTGCTCTGCCTGCTGATTCACCAAAAGCCCATACGCCCATTGCAAATGCTACTGCATACTTGCCAAGTGTTTTGATAAACTTTGGTGTTTCTACTGGTGTGTTACCTACCACTTCCATTGATTCTTGCATTATACCCAACCTCTCAAGTTACGGTTTGCTTCTACAGCTTCGCCACGTAGTGCTCTTGGATATGATGTGTGTGCAATGTGCCAAATATCTCCGCGAGCAAGACCGATGTCATTGAGTTCACGGTTTGATAGTGCTGAGAGTGTTTTGATTGTGTGTTTGATGTTTCTGCGTCTTTGCAGTTCG